AAGACATAATTTATCATTTTATTTGACCCCAATTCGGGCCATGTTCACAATCTACTTTGTTATTAATTTCCAATTTAATAGCTTGTTCCATTGTTTCTTGAACCATGATCCGTGTTTCTTGATCCTTGATTGATACACAAAGCTCATCGTGAATTTGTATGTGGGGCACTATACCTTTTTCATACAAATCTACCATTGCTTTTTTTGTCATATCTGCAGCGGACCCTTGTACCAATCTGTTCAAAGCTTTGTAGGTAAAGGCTCGGGTATAATGTTTATCAAAGTGTTCACATTCAGGATCAGTTAATTTACCATAAGCGTTTGTTTGATCTAACTTATAGCCATCCATAGCTTCTTCTCTGGTGTTATATAATGTAACTTCATTAAAACGATTGATCTCAGGATTCCATTCTTTATCTCTAGTTTCCCATTTTTCAAAACGACAGAATCTATCTGCTACTGTAAATAATAGACCTTCTTCAGCTGCAAACTGTGATAAGTCTTGAGACAACTGTCTCACAAAAGGGACCTTAGAGTGATAAGTATTAAATAAAACCTTAGCTTTTTGAGGATCTAAATTTAATTCTTTCTGTAATTTTAATTTACCCATACCGTAGAACAATCCAAGGTTAATAGTTTTAGCTTGTTTCCTAGGTATATTAGCCATTTCAGCTACTATTTGATGAAAGTCAGCATCTTCTTTATCAAACTCTTCTTGTAAATCATTAGTTCCTGCCATACCTAATTTTAATGCATAGTGTACTACAATTCTGGGCTCTTGTTGTGAATAGTCAAAGCTATACCATTCACTACCTGTCTCAGGAATAAATAACTCTCTCATCTTTTTACCAATGTATCCTTTAGATGGAATCTGTTGTAGGTTTGGGTTACTCATTGAGAATCGTCCAGTCACTGTGCCACCATGTTCCCCTTTGATCTGATTAATATCAGCGTGGATTCTTTCGTTATGAACAAATCCTAATAGTCCTTCGACAAAAGTATTTTTAGCTTTGTCACATTCTCTTGCTTTGGCTACAAATCTTAAGAATCTATTTTCATGTGTTCTTAAATAATTTCCTGGAAGCTGAGGCATTCCAGACTTTGGTGTCTTTTTATAATCAGTAATCTCTTGGTTTTCTAAAAGATTCTTTAATGAAGAAGCGGCCCAGATTTGTACATCTATACCAGTTCTAGTTTTTATTAATTTAATTAAGTTGTCTCTACGTTTTTCTAAACGTTTACCTAACTCCTTAGCTTTGGGGACATCTATTTTAACTCCTTTAAACTTCATGTCAACCAGACAAGGAAATAATTTTGTTTCTAATTCAAATATTTTTCTACTTCTTTTTTCTTCAATTATGGTATCATTCCCATCTTTATCTTTTTTTCTGTTTCCGTTTTCGTCTTCATCATATTTAGTGTATAATACTTCATCAATTTTTTTATTAAATAGCTTCCATAGTTTAAAAGTTAAATCAACGTCTTGCTTTGCATAATCTTTTACAATAGATGCAGGTAGCTTATGCATGTTAGTCATTGGATCTTTTATTGTTCCTTTAGACCATTCGAGAGTTTTTTCTTGTAAATCGTATTTGTATTTAGCTTCATTAAGATAGTCTTTAGACAAAGAATCTAAAGAGTATTTAAATCTATTCTCATCAATTACTGAAGCTGCAATCATTGTGTCAACAATTCGGCCTTTCATCTTTTTACCGGTGACAGCTCTGATCCAACACACATCGTACATTGCATTGTGAAATACTTTAGTTATCTTTTCATTTTGAAATAGTTTTTCATCTAAAACTTCCCACATTTTTAATTTCTTATCTAAAGATAAGTCTGTATCTGAGTGACTGATTGGAAAATAAGCTGTGTCTTTTCCTGTGGCAACTGCAATACCACATATAAAACCATCTCCTCGTATAGCACCTAACCCTTTAGTTTTTAAATTAGGATCGTAAGTTTCTATATCGACAGCAACTGTATCTATGTCTGTTAAATCTAAATCTTCTGGTGTTTTACACATTATAATCCCTTTCAATTATCATTTCTATAAAATGTATTGCTTTCAATAAGTCCTGTTTCTTTCCTTTGTCTCGGTGTCTAATTATATATTTTATAGCACAGCCTTCAGGATATAACAATTCATTCTCAACTACAAACTTACTTGGTTGAATTTTATATTTTTGATAGTGATTCCCGCCGTGCTGCTTGTCCCATACGTTTTTATCTGCCATGTTTCCTCCCTAATGTGTATCTATCTTGTGATGCTATTGTCCAGCAATCTATTCTACCCCTGCTATAAGCTACATACTTTAAACGTAGTTGGGTAAAATAATCTTCCGGTCTAGTGCAAGTCTCATCCACTATTATATTGTCATAAGTTAAACCTTTAACTTTATGTATGTTTCCATAATGAACTCTTGCTTCTCCTTCTGTGTCAACTCCTTGTCTTATTAAATCATTTATGTATTTAATTTTTTCTAGATCTGTTTTTGATTTAATCCTTGTGTGATAAAAGTCAGTAAAATCAAGGCTTTCTGGACGTAAATATTTTTTTTCTATTAGCTCATGAATTGTATAATCTTTGTTTATCCAATCTTCAAAAGTTGCTTCTCCTTTTCCTCTGACAATTACTTGTTGTCCCATGTATCTCCAAAACTCTTTTATTTGTTTTAAAGACACTGGAGATCCTTTGACAAATTCGGGCCACATTTTATGACATCTTATTTCTTTTTTAGAAACATAAGGGTCACTACCTACATGACAAAATTCTATCCCATGATACTGTAAAAAAGATCTTATCCATTTTCCAGAAGGAGTTCCTCGGTAAGTAAATAAAAAAGTTTCCTTTGTATTTTTTATTTTATCTAGCAATGTTTCCATAGCTGAACAATATGTAGTAAGACTTGGCAAATAATAATGATTGCCGACGATACCTTCTGCAGGTTTCCATATTCTCTCATAACCATAATGATCCCATATTGGTTGTATTATTCCTTTACACAAAGTGTTTATTGTCTGACCACATCTTAAACCATCTTCTAATTGTTCTGCGTCTTTAGAAAGTTTATGAAAATAATCTGCATTAGCGCCAGCAAATTCAAAGATAGTTTGATCTGCATCTCCTACCATGTAGTACTCTTTTACATTTGTTGACATTTTTTCTAGAGCTTTTAATTGTGGAACATTACTATCCTGAGCTTCATCGACTATTAAAACATCTATGTCAGGAACAATAGCATTGTCTATAAAGTCTTGTATCATATCATCATAATCCCATACTTGATTAACTTGTTTATAATTATCATACACGTCCTTCATTTCTTGAATCATTCTAAAATTATTATAAGGATAATAATTAGAACTAGTTTCTCTTAAAGAATTCCAATGTTCTTTTATTGTTTTTCCTTGTCCAAATGCATCGTTAAGAAATCTAAAAAATTTATGTTTATCATTATCAAAGTCTGATTGAGATGTTCTCTGTATTTTAAAGCCGCTGTTCTCTCTACATAAATTAAGATAGTCTGCATAAGTTCTTAATTCTTTTTTTAACACTTTGCTTTTACAAAATGCATGGATAGTGCATATTTTATATTTAAAAAATTTCTTTCTTAAACCTCTTTCTAACATCTCTGGTAGTTTTAATACTGCATCTTTTAATTCATCAGCAGCTACGTTAGTGTGTGATAGCATTATTATTTTTTCCGGGCTGTAAGTTTTTAATAACTCTTTGTATTTTTTTATTAAAAATTTGTGAGTTTTTCCTGTACCTGGAGGACCAGATACAAATTTAGGCTTTGTCATATGGTAATATCCTTTCTTCTATTTCTTGAGCTTCACCCTCTATGATTAAGTGGTCTTTGTTAATGTTAAAGTTATCTATCTTATAAGAAGTACATGATTTATCTTTGTACTTACCTCTATATCTTTTAGCTCTTAGAACACGTTTACATTTTAAAACAAGATCTACTCTTGCTAAACTTACTCTTTTTTCAGCTAAAAATTCATCAAATTTATTTAAATTAAACTCTAAGCTACTATTTTTGACATTAAAGTAGGGCATATTAAAATCTACTAATTCTTTTTTAT